CGCCTTGCAAGCCAGTCGGGCCGGTCGGGCCGGAAGGACCCTGGAAGCCGCTGACGCCGGTCACCTGGCCGGGAGGACCAGCAGGACCAGTCGGGCCGGTTGCGTTGAGCGAGTTCGCCGGGCCGGTCGGGCCAGCCGGGCCAGCCAGACCCGTCGCACCGCCGCTACCAGCGTTACCGGTGAAGCCTTGCAGACCTGTCGCGCCAGTCTGGCCGGTCGCACCGACGGGACCGGAGATGCCGACAGAGCCGCCAGTACCACCTGTAGCGGAGTTCGGACCAGTGTTGCCCGTCCACGCATTGCTGGGGCCGGTCGGGCCGGTGATACCGGTCATACCGTCATTGCTGCCGCCAGCGTTGACCCAGTCAACCAACTGCTTCAGCACGAACGAGCGGCTATTCTCGTCAAGATTGATGATCTCGGGGATCGGACCGTCAGGGAACGGGAAAGTAGCCATTAGGGCGACCTCACGAACATCGTGTACTGCCAGCTACCCGTCATGCCGGTCTGGTTCGGGTTGAACCAAATGAAGCCACTCTTCTTCGGATCGGACCAAGGCGGAATGAAAAGCCCGGTGCCACCAGGCCCAATCAGCGAAATACCCGAGGGGCCGGTCGGGCCGGTAGGGCCTACGAAGCCTGGGTAACCTGTCGGGCCGGTGGCCCCGGTATTGCCTGTTGCGCCGCTGTTGCCGGGGTTACCGGTGCGGCCGGTCGGGCCGGTTGCGTTACCCGTCGGGCCAGTCGGTCCAACTGTTGCGGCAGGACCCTGAATGCCCTGAATACCCTGCGGACCCGTCTGTCCGGTGAAGCCGGTGCCGCCGGTTGGGCCGGTCGGACCTTGCGGGCCTTGATGGCCCATCGAACCTTGCGGGCCGGTCACGCCTACCGGACCGGTCGGTCCTGTAACCGCAACACCCGCTGGACCGGTGCCGCCAGACGAAGGGCCTGACGGGCCGGTCGGACCAGAAAACGTCCCGGCGATGCCGGTCGCAAATGCACCAACGACTTGGGCCAGGATCAGGCCCCGCTGGTTGCGGTCATAATTAAAAGACGACGTAATGGTCATAGCCGGCACCGTGGCAGGTCAGAGTAAAAAAATAACTAATCGGATCGTATCCGCCGCTTGTTGCTGTCTTTCACGCATACCGTACAATGGCCCGTCATGGTGTAACGCTCCGCAAAATGCCCCTTTTTGCACGGTTTCCCGGTGCAATAGTATCGGTAACCGATACGTCGAGCAACGGCTCTTGACACGATGATTTTAGCCGGGGCCGGGGGAGAGTTTCGCACCTGGACCTGGCTGATTGCTGACCGTGTTGGCTAATTGCGGACCGCCGCCGGCAGACAACGGACCCTGCTGCATGCCCTGCGCCTGAGCCGCCATACCTGCCTGTGGCCCACCAGGAGGGCCGATGTGCGCGCCGGGTACCGGCTGAGAGCCTGGCGCGCCGGGCAATGTGCCGATATGGGTCGGCATTCCCTCGGCCATCCCCTCAACCTGCGCCATCAGACCAGCCGACATCTCGGTGGTGACGCGCTGGACACCGGCCGCTACGCCCTTGGTGACGGCCTGGTTGATCGACTGGACGGTGGGATCAGCCTGAGCTTGCTGATCATTTTTCTGTTGCATTTGATCCAGAGCCTGGTCAGGAGGGACGATAGTCTCACCATCAAGACCGATAGTAGAAGCAACAGCACGAAGAACAGTACCCCGGCCTTTAAAGCCCATGATATGGTTGTCAATGGGATTGTTTGTTGCCTGGAGATACTCGACCTGTCGCTGTCTAATGGTCTCCCGCTGTACGGCGACCTGGACACCTTGAACACTGATTTTCTCCTCCCCAGACAGGATACCGGTCTCGTCTGTGAGGAGGATTAAGTCGGAGAGTTGCGTGAGCGCAGGCTCCATTACGTCGCGGTCAATATTCGCTGCTACCGTCTGGAGGATCTTCGAGGCGTTGCCCATGAGCATCGCAAGACCAGACGCAGTACGACCGGCACCGCCGGACCCGGCCTGCCCGCCGATGTACTTCGGTATCGCACTTACATCGTCCGCCATAGCTACAAACTTGTCGAACACTTGCATCATCTCGCCCGCGTTCGACGTGGGCATGAAGAAGCTGATCGGCTCCTCCGTCGTCGAACTCAGGGGATCGGATCTGACGTGCCATCGTTTCCAGGGATACATGTCTTCCCCGGTTTCATCAGGTGACAGGCGATCATCACGGACGGTAACCTGGGGTCCAGAAGCAATGCTAACGTTGTTAACCAGAGCACGTACAGTCCCATTAACAATCTCCTGGAGATCGACCAGGATATCAGTCAAACCGTTTCCGATTGGTGTATTCGGAACCTTCTCGAAGCTGGTGATAAAGTACGGATGGCGTTGGCGCGGCGATGGGGACAGATGTGCCTTGATAATGTAAGGCCCAATCAACCAGGCTTGGATATAATAATCGCGCAAGGGGTCGTCCACTTGAATGCCATACTGTGCCAGCATCTGGCCCTGGACCGGTCCATTGTATAGCAAGCCCGAAATCATCCCGGAGCGATTCCATGCCGGATTCTCCTTGTTCTCCAGTACCGCCCGCTCTGCGTCGGTGGTGTCCCAGTTGTCGTAGAACCCACCTTGTCCGTAATGTTGCAGTACATCCCGAATCGCCGCATGATCATAGCCTGGTAGATCCAGGAGATCGTTCAACTCCGCCCGCGTCATGCGGACCTTCTCAATTATTTCTGCCGTTGATATGTCCGACACCCCCGGAGTCCACCACAGATCGAAGGGACTAGGACTGCGCCACGTAAGTTTCGGCACACGCTTGACATTCGGCGGTCCGCCGCCAGGGGGCCATTGCAGTTCGGGCAGGATCTTAACTTCCGGACCACAAATACACGAAAAAGGAAAAATGCATAGCTGCACCAGGAATTCAGCGAACGCCTGATAGAAGCCGCCCTCGCGAAGAATGTCTTCGACTTTGTCCTCCGAGATCTTCGCCTGGTCTGAAGCCTGTTTCTTCGCCGCATCTATGGCCTGCGTCATCAAGTCGATTTTGCGCTGGGTCGGGTCCATGGGGTGCTGGCCGCCGGTCTGCTGGACCTGCTGATCCTCCAGTTGCAACATCTGGGTGATCATCTGGACGACATTGTCCGGCGGGTCCGGGCTCTTCGGCGGATTGATGGACCATGGGCGATCCGCTCCGAGGTAAATGTCCCGTAGCAACGAAGTTGCTGCACGACATTTCTGCGCCACCAGGCGAAGGTATACCTCCGAACCACCGAATTTCCTGATTTCGTTGAGCTTCGTGGCATCGTACTGCCCGTTGAAGGTGCGCAGCGCGATCAAAAGGCGCTCAGACCAGCCGGAAGACGTATTGCGGTGGTTGCGGAAAATCTCCCAGCGACCCTTGACAAAGCCCGCAAGCTGGCTTGGTGCCGGCGACGCCGCCTGTTGGGCGGCTGCCTTGGTCATGGCGCGTTGCGCTTCCTGCTGTTCGAGAGCGGCCGGAGGGATGACTTGAAGTACCCCCTGCTGGCCCAACTGGTCCGCCATGCGTTCCTCGCAAAGATGACAGACGGTATCGAAGAGACGTTAACGATCTCTTAGGGCTTGCAGCGTTTTGTGCCGTTATGGTAGACGTTCCCCCCATGGACGAGGGTGCTACCCCTCCTGACCCGCAATTGCTGGCCGTTATCGCCCGGAAGCTCGCCACCGACAGTCTCGCGCTGGCCGAAATCCTTAAACACTACAACCTCACCCAAGCCTATTACGACCAGCACATAGCCGAAAACGGCTACTTCAAGAAGCTCCTCGAAGCCTATACGGCCGAGTGGGAGAGCGTCGGCAACACCAAAAACCGGCTCGCCTTCCACGCCCAGACGGCTCTGGAACAAGAATTGCCGGTCTTGCAGGCCCGCATGGGCGACCCGCGCTCGCAACTTGGCGATGCCGTCGCCGCCGCCAAGCTCTTCAAAGAAATCGCCGGCATAGCCCCGCCAGCGCCTGGGTCTGGCCAGATTGCGGAGCGGTTCACCATCTCGATCAACCTGGGCGGAGCACAGCCCGTGACCATCGAAACCAAAACAGAAGAGCCCCCATTATTGGAGCCGCCTAATGAGTGAATTGGTCTGGGCTGCGGGATTTTTTGATGGCGAAGGACACATCGGCTTCATTCTACGCAAAGACACACGCTGCACGTTGGGGATAAGTGTCAATCAAGTAGAGCCCGAACCACTTGTACGTTTCATGCGCGCAGTGGGGGGCGGCGCTATCAACGGACCCTACATACCAAAAAACCGCCCAACATCCAGGCCCCTCCATCAATATCGCGCATACGGGCCGGTAGCGTTCGAAGTCTTCACTAACCTCAAACCTCACCTATGCACCATCAAAACACTTCAAGGAGAAGACGCCATTTTGAGGTGGCAGCAGTACCGGGATCGCAAGCTTATCAGTGACGTGTACGAAATGGTCGGACCGGTGGATGTGCTCATCACCCACCACGCCTTGAAGAAGTTGGGCAACGATGGAACTTAATTACGAAGCTCCACCCACGGTGGCCAAATTCTGCCAGTCAAACGCCTTCGGGCGTATCATCGCTGGACCAATAGGTAGTGGCAAGACGACTGGTATAATCATGGAGTTGCTGCGTCGTAGCAGTGAGCAGGCCAAGGCAGCGGATGGTTTCCGCTACACACGCTTTGCGCTCCTGCGGCAGACCCTCATGCAACTTAAAGCTACCGTCCTGAAAGATTGTGATCAATGGCTTCAGGGGCTCGGTACTTGGAAAGTGTCGGAGAGCACGTATCATGTTAAGTTCGCCGATGTGATTTCGGAATGGGTATTCCTGCCACTAGAAGACGCCGAAGATAAGGCGCGTCTGCTGTCGATGCAATTAACAGGGGCCTTCCTGTCAGAGTGCATTGAAATGAACATTGACATTCTAGGTCACGTCCAAGGCCGCATCGGTCGATATCCATCAGGTCAACGGGGCGTGCCCTCGTGGTACGGGATGATCGCCGATACGAATATGCCTGTCGAGATGTCGCCATGGTGGGAGTTTATGGAAAAAATCAAGGCGGGGGAAGTGGCAAATTGGCAGCTTTTCAAACAACCGTCCGGCCTGGATGAACCCAGCTTCGACCGGCATGGCGTTCAGACCGGCGGGGCTGAGAACCTTAACTGGTTGCTCCAGACCGCCGAGACAGTTCAGATGCCCCTAAATTCCCGCTTGCGCTTGATCCAGGGGCAGAAGTATTATCTCAACCTCGTCGATACCTATGGCAAGGATCATGATTACGTCAATCGGTACGTCTACGCAAATTACGGTAACGATCCCTCGGGTGCTGCGGTTTTCAAAGAATCGTATCGGGCTGATTTTCACAGTGTGGAGGACACCCTGGTTATTCCTGGGTACCCCCTCTACGTGGGTCAAGATTTCGGTCGTAATCCATGGTCCATCATATGTCAGGTCGATCACATGGGACGGCTATTGGTCCATGAGGAAGTCAAGGCGGAAAATATAGGGCTGGAGAAGCATGTCTGGCAAAATCTCAGACCCCGTCTACTACAAAATAAATATACGGGGCTCAAAGTCGCCGTGGTGGGAGACCCTGCCGGTGTCGCAAAGGGCAACGTTGCTGAGGAAAGTTGCTTCGATGCTCTCAAGCGTCTCGGATTTGCAGCATTTCCTGCACCAACAAATGATATTGAACCCCGAATTCGGGCGGTCGAAGCCCTATTCGGACGCCAAACGAATGGCGGACCGTCTATCCTTATATCTCGCGAGGGGTGTCCGAAGCTTTGTCGTGCGCTTGCCGGGGGCTACCGCTATGGTCGAACCAAGGAAGGCGCGCTCAAACCGAAGCCGGACAAAAACGAGCCGGAAGGGTACTCGCACATAGTGGACGCGCTACAGTATGTCTGTCTGATTGTCCACGGCGGAATGCTTCAGTACGTGGGGCAGTACCTCTGGGGCCAGAAACGCCGCAAGCCGACTAAGATTTCCCCCGCCGGATGGACTTGAGAAGACGAGCAAAGCTCGGGCTGTCCAGTGTGGCGAAGGTGTAGCTGACAATGGCCGAGACACCGGCCAGGACCGCCACAATCACCGGTATATAGCCGAAAACACCCGCAATAGACGCTACCGTTAACCCAGAAGCCACCACGTTGATGGTCTGGTGGGTCGTGTTGCTGATGATCACGAGACTGGGTCCTCCGGTGTACGCATCTCGCGAAGTAGCCTGAGTGTCTGAATCATGATCTTCTTGTACTCCATGGCCGAGGCCATGTGGCGGTCGATGTCCCCCTTCAGACTGTCCGGCACCGGGTCCATGACCTCTTGGAGCGATTTAAGCTCGGCGATCCGCACCAGCCGGTTCTGAAGATTGAAGGCGTTTACCACAATATCCTGAAAATATTCTCGCTTGCAGCGATGGTCATACGCATCCATCACAACCAGGAAGTTGCTGGTTATGAGAGCGCTAAAGCTGTCGGCGGTTATGGGGCGGGATAGGTGGCGAAGAAGGGCTTCCTCGTCGATTTCTCGCTCAGGCTGCGTGAAATCCGCTTTCTCGGCTTCTGGGGGCGTTGTCGTTGACGGCGTCCCGGTCATGCAAGTCCCTTTCTACGAGAGACAATGCCGTCTTCTTGCCCTCTTGGTCAAGATAGTAGCCGTGCCCCCATAGAGTGTGGATTGTAAGCCCAAAAGGCTTAAGTTTTTTCCGCAGGTTGCAGATTACGACATCCACCATTTTGGGGTCGGTCTCTTCCGGGTTGTCCGGCCGGCTGGCGCGGGTAGCCCGCTGGGCCTCGATGACCCGGTGGAGAGTGGTCTTGTCGGCTTCCTCGCGCTTAACAAGAACGAGGATGAAGCTCGCCATGAGCTTGGTGAGCCGGAAGGTCCGCATGAAGGAGATGACCAGGTCATTGTCCCTCGCAGCAGCGATGTGCGGCGGGAGATGATCAGCCCGACGCGCGGTGGGCGGCCAGTCGGCTGCGGGCATTTCGGTGATGTTGCCGGCGGCGAGGCTCTCCTCCAGGGAAAGGCGAACATCTTCCGCGGGGCGTTCAAGGCCGCGCGCAATGACATTGACAGGAATACCTTCGTTAGCCAGTCGCGAAGCGATCTGGTCGTAGGGGGCGTTCAACGGTGGAGTATACTCTTCAATAACTAACATAGTAACGCTTCCCTCACCAAGACGTGAAGAAAGTGTTACTTCAATCTATTAATAAATCATTAATGCCCCCGCCGCAACCGTTCCGGCTCTCACGGTGACATTAATCGGCTTGCGAACCCGGCGGCTTGCTAAGTAGGGGTCGCGTCCAGCGGTCCCCCCTATGGAAAGCTTCAGCTTCCG